CGGCTCTAATGACGCATGGTTACAAGTGGTTACCATAGAGCCATACGATATTTGCATACTGTCAAATGGTGCGATGGTCTGCGCGTCCGATCATTATATATCAGCAGTTAAATCAGCATATGAGGTGGCATGATTAGATAAGTGAGTGTCGCGTATAGATAAGCGATAAGTTTCTAAAGATTTAAAATAAAATTATTAACTTAATAAAAAAGGATATAAAAATGCAGAAATCACATTTACACCTTATAAAATGGGGACTAGCTAAAGGTTACACCATCGAGGTTGATATCGAGGGTGAGTCTGAGTATCGTGGCACTAGTTACAAAGAGGCTAAAGATGCCAGTGAAGCAGGGGATATGGGTTGTATATATCTCATAACGGGTGAGGCCGAAATAGATTTCAGTTGGTTTGGTTACATGCACGAATGGAAACAAAACCCTGATGAAATTATCTACGACTATGGTATTGACCCTGTCTCTGAGGCATGGGCGGCAGATTATGATAAGCACTGTTCGGAGGTGACAGCATGATAACCAACATGGAGAAAGCAGAAAAGGCGGTGACCTCTTTAGGTTGGACGGCAGTACTGATAGACCTACCTAACGACTTGGCTATATGTCGAAGAGGCCATGACCCTGTACGGGATACGCCCCTAGATATATCGTATAGCACCAATAGATTAATGGCTATGCCAGAGGGCGGTTACTGTTTAGTGTCAGGGGTGTATGATCTGACGTTTGAAGGGGCGCAAGATAGTTATCTTGAAAGACTCGCGCCGTCATGGTAAAATTAAACCGGAGATTGAAATGAAGACTTTAATAAAGGATGAACAAAAGTTATCGGATTTAATCAGTAAGCTAAATGATTTAGATTCAAGACTGTACGATGTCGAGTGTAGCTTGGAAGAAAAGCTAGACTTATGTGAGGTAGATGATATCATTATAGGTATTGTTAAAGAAGAGATAGATGCAATTGATTTTAAAATAACAGTGGAGAGATAGAGATATGAAAAAGACAATTGACTTGACAACACCAGTACATACCTATAAGGTAATGATGTCTGAGGTACGCGGTTATTATATAGACGTAGCGGCATCAACACCCGAACAGGCAATGGAGTATGCAGAAGTAAATAAACGAGCGGGGATGTATAAAAAATACAACGGCCACATAGTTGATATAGCCCCCGTAATGATAGTCGAAGAGGAGAAACCCAATGAGTAAATATGAATGCGGTTACTGTTTAACAATGTTTGATGAGCATAGCGGTGGTACAGATATGTGTCCTCTTTGCTGTAGTAAGACACTAGGCATAGTAGATAATACCTTTGTACACGATGATGATTATGCTCTTGAAGTTGAAACAGACTATAGTCTATAGAGACTATGCAGATCTTTAAAGCTATTGTCCTTTTCTTTTCAGAAGAAGATAAAAGAGAATTCTTTAAAGGCTTAAAAACTATTAGAGATTATAGCATAGATTGATTTAGAAGTCAAGCACTCATTTAGTTGTTGACATTGAGGTTGGTTTATGTTATCATCTCTTTAAATTATTTAAGGGAAAAGAAAATGAGTAGAGGTTGGAACGGTAGCTGTGAGGATTGGTTACATGGTGATGAACATCTAAGTGACTCTTGCGATTCAGAGTTTGAAAATTCAGAAGAAGATGAAGAGGAGAAATGTAATGAACAAAGCAATTAATATTTTAGTACCTACAGTTTTACTAGGGGTAAGTGCATTGTTATATATCAACATGGATATAAATAAGAATGCGGCGATGTCTCAGATGAGTGAGTTAGAGCAGAGATTTAAAACCAACACTATAAAGTTGGACATGACCTCAGATAATTACAATGTGCTTAGCGGTGCATTAGATGATCATGAGAATACATTGCGGCGGTATCAAGAAACGCTGAGTACGACACTAACTATCCACGATCAGTCACTAACAACACTTGACAAGGCTTTAATGAACGACATCATCTTGTCTGAAGAAGTGGTGCGGCTAAGCGATCAGCTAACCGAACAAGATCAGAAGATCTCTGAGGTTAAAGAACTGGCTACGGCTGTAGTGTTGCCCGAACCTATAGCTGTGTTGCCTGAACCTGTAATTAAGAACGTACCTATCGCTACGTTACCTGAACCTGTAGTTAAGAACGTACCTATAGCTGTGTTGCCTGAACCTGTAGTTAAGAGAGCGCCTATTAAACACCCTTGCCCACAGCCTGATAGTTCTATTAACTTCGGGAAGTATATAAGCAAGCTGAATTTTAATAAGTCTACTGCGTTTGTGGTGTCCTTTGACGTACAGGATGGGGCGGTTAAGAATGTTTCTTACTCTACCAATGTCTACAGTAAGTTGAACAGGGCGGTCACCAAGTATCTTGACAAGGCTATATCAACAGAGAACAACGTGACTAACTGTAGCATTCCTTTTAAGATAGAGGTTTAATATGACAGCAGGGTTCGGAGAAAACTTTTTAACTATAAACTATAGGCTAGGTGTGGGTTTTGACTTTGAGTTCGCCGACAGCAGGGCTGTATGGGTTACTAAGACAGGAGAAGAATCAATATGCGCGGCATCCTTTGAGGGTGTCGTGATCATGCTACCCTTCACAGTAATAACCTTTGGTAAGATATGGACGGAGGACTAGAGAACATGGGTGACGCAACACATGGCGGCAAAGGTGATCGTGCAAGGAGCGTAAACTTAAATAGGTTTAACGATAACTACGATGCGATCTTTAACAAACAACAGACGGAGGTAGTAGATGGAGAAGGTAAAGAAGCTAACAGTGAGTGCCTTGCAAAGGGTGACCAACTGGGTGGAGAAAGAAACAATAGTAATGAAGAGCAAGTTTGAATCAAGGTTTATAAAAACAGTAAGGTCGATGGTTGTCCTTGCATGTGTACTCACATTGATAAATGTTATTTTAGTTTTAAAGGGGTAAGCTATGATTGATATAATTCTAGGGGTGTTGGTGCTGATAGCACTGGGGTGCGGCATTAGATTGCTATATGAATCTGAATTAATGATAGATGAACTCAAGAAAGAACGGGAGGATGATCGCAATGTTTGAAGAGATGTTTAGCGCAGACCCATCACCGCAAGCAGTAGCTACATCTAAGGCGGCAAGAGATGTGGCAGACGGCAAGGTTCTTTTAAGCGTAGCCTGTAAGCAGTATGGCGTGAAAGAACAAGCAGTCATACAGTACATCATTGACAAGACTGAGTACGAAACAACGCTTGACATAATCAACGGCAACAAGGACACGGATTCAGTCGGTAACAAATAAAGATTGACAGGCTTGAACAACTGTGGTATACTCCACAATTAATTTTAACCACCAAAGAGGAAAGTAACATGGCTATACTAGAAGGCACAGCGTACTGGGCATCGGTCACTACACCGAACACAACCTTTGAACCCACGTACTCAGTAAACTTAGTTGTAGATGAGGCCACTGCCGCAGATTTTAAGGCTCGTGGATTTAGTATTAAAGAGATGGACGAAGGCCCATCCATTGTGATTAAACGTAAGGTCGATGGCAAGGACGGGACAGTACGATCAGCACCTAGACTTGTTGACCAGTACAAGAAACCTCTTGATGCTAAAGTAGGCAATGGTTCTGTAGTTAAGGTGCAGTACAATGAGTGGGAAACCACTAACAAGTACGGCTCTTTCAAAGGCTTAGACTTTCAAGCTATGCAAGTACTAGACCTTGTTGAAGTTGGTAGCCCTGATGGTGCTGAGTTTGAAGCGGCTGAAAGTGACATGGAGGATGAACTGTAATGGCTATAGTAACAGTAGATGATGTGAACTACGAGTCAGATCTGATCTCAGATGAGGGGCGGGCTGTACTCACTCACCTAATGGAAGCAGATAAAAACCTTAGAGAAGCTACACTGACTGTTGGTTTAATGCAAGCCGCAACAGTTACACTCATAGCTAATCTTAAATCTAACCACCTCACGGATGAGGCATTAGCAACAGAGGAAGTTGAAGCAACTGAGGAGTAAGGCGAATGCCTTTTGTTAAACATAAGCAACCTTGTCCTGCTTGTGGAGGTAGCGACCCAGTATCGGTTAACGATAACGGTACTGGGTGGTGCTTCTCTTGCAATACACACTTACCCCAATACAGCACAGCGGAAGTGCAACAACCTGATACCGTAACGGACTTTGAGGTGTATCAAAGGAACAGCAAGATGGTAGAGAATCCAACTGCTTCATTCAGTGAGCTAACTGACCGTAAGATCAGCTTAGATACAGCTAAGAAGTATGGTGTTAAGTCAACAAAAACAGGCGGTAAGATAGATAAGCACTACTATCCTTACTACAATGGACATGAGTTAGCAGGGACTAAGATACGTAAACAGAACAAAGAGTTTACATGGACAGGAAGCCCTAAAGAAGTAGGGTTGTTTGGAGAGAACCTGTTCAAAGCAGGTGGTAAGTTTATAACATTAACAGAAGGCGAGTGTGATGCGATGGCCGCTTATGAACTTATGGGTAGCAAGTGGCCTGTCGTATCTATAAAATCAGGAGCGCAAGGAGGCGTTCGTGATGTTAAACAAAGCCTTGAATACCTTGAGTCATTCGATTCTGTTGTCATTAACTTCGACAACGACAAGGTAGGGAAGGAAGCGGCGCAAGCAATTGCAAAGCTACTGACCCCCAAGAAAGCTAAGATCATGACAATGCCCGTGGACTACAAAGATGCTAACGATATGTTACGCCAAGGTAGACACGCCGCATACGTCAGTGCTTTCTGGGATGCTAAAGTCTATACGCCATCGGGTGTACTAAATCTATCTGATCAGTTTGAAGCCTATCAAAAGCTACGACTAGAGAAGAAGACAGCCATCCCCTATCCTTGGGCGGGGCTTAACAAAAAGCTAGAAGGCTTGAGAGCAGGTGAGTTAGTTACACTCACTGGCGGCACAGGCTTGGGCAAGTCCTCAGTAACCAGAGAGATTGAACACTGGTTGATCAACAACACAGAAGATAACGTGGGTGTCATAGCCCTTGAAGAGAACTGGTCACGTACTGCCGAAGGTATCATGGCAGTGGAGGCTAACGCTAAGCTTCACCTTGATAGTGTTAAGGCTGAGTTCACTGACGAAGAGTTAGATGATTGCTTTCAGAAAGTATTCATGGGTGACAACGATGGGCGTGTCTGGATTCATGCACACCACGGAGTCAATAACCTTGACGACATCTTCAGCAAGCTACGCTACATGATCATAGGTCTGGATTGTAAATGGATTGTAGTTGATCACCTTCACATGCTTGTACTATCTACGCT